AACAGCTGTTTCTATTCTACCTGGTCTAACATTTCTTAAAGATATTGCGTCAGCTCCAGATGGTCTTGGTTGTAATTGTGGTTGCTTTGGTTCAAATTCAGATATGTGTACAAAAGATCCATTCCATTCTCTAACCATTTCTCTATATGGAAATTCTAAACCAGATCTATCTGATATTGCTTTTGCATGTTTACCTGTTGCGTACTTTGGCATTATGCTCCTGGGTAATAAACTTTTGGTGTTATGTAAGTACTAGCTGCAGAGCCATCTTCAGCTAAAGCTCTTGCTAATTCATCTTCATAAACTAATTTCATTGGTTGAATTAATTGTGGCACATATTTCATAGCTAAATAATATGCTAACCCAGATACCATACAAGGCACAAATCTAAATGGTACATCTGTTGCGTTAGTATAATCTCCCACATC